GAAGAGTCTTGAGACAGACACGCAGAACAAGCTAAATCAGAAGTTGAGTCAGGCTGAATTTGAGGTGCGAGCCGGCTCTATCCGTCAGGAAATCTTGAACGCAACCAAGGATAAAGCAGATAAGACTTTAGTTGTATCTGAAGCCGGGAAATTGCGTGAAGAATTTTCAAAAATGAAGGTGGGAGGCCGGAATCTATGGATAAAATCCAAGACGGTTGGAGCTGTAATTGAAAAATTACCTGAAAACCACGTCACAGGTCAAAAAGAATGCTATAGGCTAGAGAACAACTCTACTTTAACGTTCAACCTTGAACCAGATTTCAGCTCAAGGTTGTACCAAAAAGTTACTTTTAGCGCTTGGATCAAGTACGAAAATGTAGTTCAAGGTCGAAATTTTTGGAATGTATTTAATTGCTTCAAACATTATCTTTTTAGAAAAAATAGTGAGACCGGAGTACAGAGTGGTCCAGATTATGCTACGCTTGGTATGTATAAAGGTTCGGCAGATTGGAAATATATTACATTCACTTATGACTACTCTGAAAAAACAAATTTTGATCAATTGAAGACATCATTGCGATTCAATCTTGAAGGTGCTACAAGCGGTACAGCTTGGGTAACAGGAATCAAGGTTGAAATCGGTAGTGTGGCTACGGACTGGAGTCCTGCGCCTGAGGACGCTGATGGTCTCATCACTGAGGCTAAGGCTACCTTTGAGCGGACAGCTCAGGGCTTGCGAACCGACTTATCAGCTATTCAGGAATATGTAAATAAAGACGGTCAGCGACAGGAAGCCCTACAGCGCTATACTCGTGAGGAGAGCACGAGACAAGCGACAGCAGTCCGTGAGCTGGTCAATCGTGATTTCGTTGGTAAGGCTACTTATCAAGAAGATGTTAAGGGTATCAATCAGAGGATTGAAACTGTTAAAACTAGTGCGAATAAAGACATCGCTAGTCAAATCGCTAGCTATCGTCAATCTGTAGATGGTAAGTTCACGGATATTTCAAGTCAGATAACTACTTATAAGCAAGATGTGGGCGGTCAAATCAGTGGTCTATCAAATAGACTTACAAGCAGTGAGCAAGGAACCACTACTCAGATTTCAAATATTTCAAATCGGATAAACAGTAATAAGCAAGGCACAGATAATAAGATTTCAAATTTAAAGACTCAGGTCGCTACAAACAAGGATAATGCTGAACGACAAATGGGTAGAATATCTGATCAGGTTTCTGCAAACAAAGCGAATGCTGATAGTCAATTTGCGAATGTGACCAATCAACTAGCGCGAAAAGTAGAGACTACTGACTTCCAGCGTGTTAAGGAAACCAGTAAACTTTACGAGCGGATTTTGGGCAATACTGAAAATGGAATTGCGGATAAGGTTGCTCGCATGGCTCTGACCAATCAACTGTTTCAGGTTGAGGTTGGGAAATATAGTGTAAGCGGCCCTAACCTCATTAAGAATAGTGATTTTAAAAATGCTACGAATGAATGGGGCTCAACTCAAAATTTAGGAAGATTGGTTAAGCATAGCTTTTATCACAACGGGCAGAAAGACCTTATGCGTTTAAGTAATGCAACTAAAAACGAAAACTTTTTGTATAGTCACCGTTTTAATCTTGAACGAAATACTGACTATGTACTGAATTTTAGAGGATTTAACAACAGTGCTCTCGCAAGCTATGATGTTTATATTTTGGGACGAAGAGCAGGCGAGAGCGATGGATTCACAATCGTTAAGAAAGTTGTTAGCAGCAAGAAACTATCTACCTCTAGATGCGAAGATGTCTCAGTAACTTTTAATTCCGGAGAAATGGATAATGCTTACATTCGTTTTGATAACAATGGCTCATCATCAGGAACAGCTGATTTGTATATTACAGAAGTTGACTTGTACAAAGGTTATAAACCTAGAACATGGCAACCACATCCAGAAGATGCAGTCGCAGATGCGAATAAGAAGCTTGAAGCAACGCAAACAAAAATGACTCAACTAGCTGGCTCATGGGTAGTTGAAAACATCAACTCGGCTGGAGATATCATCTCTGGAATCAATCTTGGCGCCAATGGACATAACCGCTTAGTTGGGAAATTGACCCACATCACTGGAGAGACCCTGATTGACAGAGCAGTCATCAAGTCTGCCATGGTTGATAAGCTCAAAACGGCCAATTTTGAAGCTGGTTCGGTCACGACTACGATATTAGAAGCTGAAGCGGTAACTGCTGAGAAGTTGAAAGTTGACAATGCGCTTATTAAAAAATTAACTGCAACTGATGCTTTTATTGACCAACTGATATCTAAACGTATCTTCTCTACTAAGGTTGAGTCCGTCATTTCTAGCTCAACCTTCCTAGAAGCCTATCAAGGCCGAATCGGTGGATTCACACTTGGTCAATTTGACCAGGGTGGCGGTCGCTGGATTTCAGGTGTCAATCAGTTCTCTGTTGGTATGGGGAATGGTGCCGGGTATGGAGTCCGGACAGCCTTCTGGGCGAACTGGGGAAATAATTGGAACTATGCCGGACCTAAAGCATGGAACGTCAATACTGATGGGAAAATGTACTGTAGGAATGAAGTCGGTTTTTATGATCAAGTGGATTTTTCGAATTCATCGAGAGCAAACTTCTATGGGAATACTACTTTTTCTCGTTCTCCTGTGTTTTCAAATGGTATCGAACTTGGAAGTAAAGATGTGCTTGGTGATGGTTGGAATCCCAAAGGCGGAAGGAATGCGGTTGTTTGGTGGAATCAGGTCGGTAGCGGTAGCGTGAAGTATTGGATGGAACAAAAATCAGACAGACGCTTAAAAGAGAACATCACAGATACAGCTGTGAAAGCCTTGGACAAAATCAACAGATTAAGAATGGTTGCATTTGATTTCATCGAAAATAAGAAACATGAGGAGATTGGTCTAATAGCTCAAGAGGCTGAAACCATCGTTCCAAGAATTGTCTCACGAGATCCTGAGAATCCAGATGGCTATCTACATATAGACTATACCGCTTTAGTTCCTTACTTAATCAAGGCTATTCAAGAATTAAATCAAAAAATAGAAAAAATGGAGAAAACAATAGCATGAATAACAACATGTTGACCAATATCGCACTTAAAGCAATTCAGGATCTTGCTCTTGAAAATAGAAAACGAACACACAGATTGGAGAACTTAGAAAATGAACACAGAACAGCTTAACCAAGCCTTACGAATGACAATTAGTGAAATATCAACAACTTCAACAAATTCGATGATTACAAATAATATCTTGAGTATTCAGTTGGATGAGCAAAGGGAAGAGAATCAAAGACTTCAAGCACGAGTGGATGAGCTGGAAGCTCTGCTTGATGAACAAACTAAACCAGCAGACAAAGGAGAATAGACATGGCAGAAACAAATCAAAACACAGATAACTTACTAGACCTTACAAAAATCACAGAACCATTTGATCTTGCGAGTGCTTTGCGCTACATGAAAGAAAATGGAGAGTTCATTCGTTGCAAGAATGTAAGCGATGACTTCTATATGTATCGTGATGTTCAAAAACGTCCTGTGATCGTAAATGGTCGTCGCCAATTCAAGGATGTTGAAACTGTTTGGGCGTTCAACCAGTGGGGTGGTACAATCGCAACAATCAACGTAGCCGTTCTGTTGAATCATGAATTCTATATCATGAAATTTGATGCAGAGGGCAATCCTGACTGGACGGATCCAACGGTAAAACCTAAAGAATAGGAGATGTGTATGCAAATTGAATTTTTCAATTTTCTAAGAAGTGTCGTACAGACTGAAGATGGTTTGGTCTTGTACGCTCTAGCACTGATTGTCTCAATGGAAATCATTGATTTTGTCACAGGGACGATTGCGGCGATTATCAATCCTGACATCGAGTACAAAAGCAAAATCGGCATTAACGGGCTCCTTCGTAAGATCTCAGGGGTTCTCTTACTGATGATCCTCATTCCGGCGTCCGTTTTGTTGCCTGAAAAGACAGGTTTTGTATTCTTGCACTCAATCTATCTCGGGTACATCGCATTTACTTTTCAATCTCTCATTGAAAATTACCGCAAATTAAAAGGAAATGTTACTCTTTTTCAGCCGATTGTAAAAGTATTTCAGCGATTACTTGAAAAAGATGATGATACGAAAAAAGGAGAATAACAAATGCAACAAATTACTGAAATCATTACTAATGGAGCAATCAGCATCCTAGTCGTTTTGGCAGGGGTTGTAGTTAGGGCAGTCAAGGACTACCTGGTCAAAAAGGTGGAGAAAAGACTATCAAGATTGTTGAAATCTTGGCTAAGAACGCAGTTAATGCCGTGGAGCAGGTAGCTGCTGAAACTGGCTACAAGGGAGATGAAAAACTGGCACAGGCTCGTGCTAAAGTCCGTGCTGAGCTTACAAAATACAATATCAGTATGACGGACAAGGACTTAGACACCTTTGTGGAGTCAGCCGTGAAGCAGATGAACGACGCTTGGAAAGGACAAGAGTAATGGATATCGATAGAAACAGACTACGAACAGGCTTGCCACAGGTTGGGGTGCAGCCTTATCGACAAGTACACGCCCACTCAACAGGCAACCGTAACTCAACAGCTCAAAATGAGGCTGATTACCACTATAGAAAGGACCCTGAACTAGGGTTCTTTTCACATGTTGTCGGAAATGGCCGTGTCATGCAGGTAGGTCCTGTGAACAACGGAAGTTGGGATGTTGGGGGCGGTTGGAATACTGAGAGTTACGCAGCGGTTGAACTGATTGAAAGCCATTCAACTAAAGAAGAGTTCATGACGGACTACCGCCTTTATATCGAACTCTTACGCAATCTAGCGGACGAAGCAGGCTTGCCGAAGACTCTTGATACAGACGACTTGGCAGGTATCAAGACGCATGAATACTGTACCAATAACCAACCAAACAACCACTCAGACCATGTTGACCCTTATCCATATCTTGCTAAATGGGGCATTAGCCGTGAACAGTTTAAGCAAGACATCGAAAACGGCTTGAGCGCTGCAACAGGCTGGCAGAAAAATGGCACTGGCTACTGGTACGTACACTCAGACGGCTCTTATCCAAAAGATAAGTTTGAGAAAATCAACGGTACCTGGTATTATTTCGATGGCTCAGGCTATATGCTTGCAGACCGCTGGAAGAAGCACACAGACGGTAATTGGTACTACTTTGACCAATCAGGCGAAATGGCCACAGGCTGGAAGAAAATCGCTGAGAAGTGGTACTATTTTGATGTAGAAGGTGCCATGAAGACAGGCTGGGTCAAGTACAAGGACACATGGTACTACTTAGACGCTAAAGAAGGCGCCATGGTATCAAATGCCTTTATCCAGTCAGCGGACGGAACAGGTTGGTACTACCTCAAACCAGACGGAACACTGGCAGATAAGCCAGACTTCACAGTAGAGCCAGATGGCTTGATTACAGTTAAATAAATAGAAAGGAAACTTTCTAAATTGTTCTTTCACCGCAGGCTCAGGCTTGCGGTTTTTTTGTTTGTCTGAATCAAGAAAACGTCTAACCAACCGACACCAATGTCGGTAGCAAAATAAATGGTTTGCCTAAAAAATTAGAGTTAAGTTCTATTTTTCAAAAACACGCATTTTGAACGATTAGAAACAGAAATCTAAATCCTATTGTTCAAAAAAACGTTTACATGAAAAATAGGGAGGTGTTTTGTTAAAAATAAAAACAGTGATCGAAATCACTGCTTATCAGTTGTAGCAAATTCATAAAGTTTTTCTGCTGTGAGAAGTGCCATTTTGTCCATGCTTGTTTTTCCTTTTCTGAGGTCAGAAACAGTAGTCCATGGAACTCCAGCACCTTGGGAAATAGCAGATGTAGACATCGAACTGTCTAACAATTCTTGAATAACTTCTCTCATCTTATTTGTCCTTTTTATTTTTAGATAAATATATACATTGATTGCAATTATAAAAATAGCTATTGCACTAACCATTGCATTTCCTCTTTCCATTTGATAAAATAGAGGTGTAAGGGGCTTTCGCCCCAACCTCTTAGCGTTTACCTTTTTCTTTGACGGGATTTCGGTTTACGCTTTTTGTTTTGCCTTGCGACCGTTATTGCGGTCACTAGACTTGCGATAGCAGTTACCGTTTCAGGAATATTGTCTATTGCCTTTTCAAGTAACCTGAGCCAATCTTCTTTGTTCAACTTCATCACCCCCTTTCCTTATCTTGATTATATTATATCACGGTACACCGAGAAAGTCAAGCGTTTTGATGAAGTTTTTTAATTTTTTCAAAAAAAATAGACCTTGTCCAGAGGTCGGGGAGTTGGAGGGGGCACCCTCCAAAAGCATTGATTTAATAAGGTTTTATTTTACCTTTTTCATAATAATCTCCCTATAGAGTCACCGCATTCGGTGGCTTTTTTGTGTTGGGATTCATGATATAATAATAAAATCGATAAGTAGGAAAAGAGAAAAGAGATGTATTATACGCTTGAAGAAAAAGAAGTCTTTATGAGGGAGGCTTTGAGAGAGGCTGAGATTGCTCTTGAACACGATGAAATTCCAATTGGTTGTGTGATTGTCAAAGATGGGGAAATCATTGGTCGTGGGCATAATGCGCGTGAGGAATTACAGCGAGCGGTTATGCATGCGGAAATTATGGCTATAGAGGATGCGAACTTGAGTGAGGAGAGCTGGCGCTTGCTGGATTGCACACTTTTTGTGACCATTGAACCTTGTGTCATGTGTAGTGGAGCGATTGGGCTTGCCCGCATTCCAAATGTGGTCTATGGGGCTAAAAACCAGAAATTTGGCGGTGCTGGGAGTTTGTACAATATCTTGACAGATGAGCGTCTCAATCATCGTGTGGAGGTTGAAATAGGAATTTTGGAAGATGAATGCGCAGCTATCATGCAGGATTTTTTTAGAAATAGACGGAAAAAATAATTTTGCTTTTAAAATGAATAGGAATGTGATATAATAAATAGTGGAGCAACAGTTCTGCGTGAAGCGGGTCAGGGGAGGAATCCAGCAGCCCTAAGCGATTTGAATTGTGTGCTCTTTTTTCGTGCACTTTAAAAACCCTTTAAAATCAACACTTTAAGGGGTTTTTGTTTGTCTTGTATAAGAAAAAGGGGCAGACGAGGGGCACAATTTAAAATTTTATCTTGTCTAACTTGCTAGATATGTCTGATACCATTTTTTGAGTAACGTGAGAATAAATCTCTAGTGTGGTCTTTGAGTCACTATGCCCTACTCTGTCCATGATGGCAGTCAAGGGAATGCCCAGCTCAGCAAGTAGGGATATGTGAGAATGTCTAAATGTATGTGTAGTTATGTTTTTTTCTATGCCGATTTTTTGACCATGTCTTTTCAATGCACAAATAACCCTGGCATTTGTTATTGGTTCTCCTAGAGTATTGATGAAAATAAAATCTGTATCAAATCCATTTGTCGCATTCTCTATTATTTGCTCTTTGATAATATCTAACACTTTTTGAGGTGCTGTTATAACCCTATCGGACTTGATTGTCTTTGGTGTAGTTCTCTCTTTTTGTCTGAAATCGTATGTATGCTTGATGTGAATAGTCTTTTTAAGAAAATCTATATCTTCCTTGTAGTTTAAGGCTGCCAGCTCTCCATACCTCATGCCAGTAAGAAAAAGAACTTTAGCTATTCGGATATACTTTGTAATTCGATAATCACATAGGGCCTCGTCTTTTAAATTTTGGATGAATAACTTAAACTCTTTTTGGTCTAAGTATTTTGTATTTTTCTTTCTGAGTTCGTCGGATGTAATTACTTTTCTAGGCGTTTCAACAAATAGCATTTCATTTGTATCAATATAATTCATTCTGATAGCGAATTTCATTATCTGATTGAGCTTGAACTTGATTTTAGAAACATAGTTATGAGACCTTCCATCTTGTAATAGCTGATCTATCACTTTTTGTAATAAACGTCTATCAATATTTCTAACTAGGTAGTCGCCCTCTATCTGCTTTAAAATCTCTTTTTTTACATTTTTTGAAGCATAGACTGTTGAATTTTTAACACCGTGTTTCCAATTCTCCTCGAATTCCTCATATAGTTTTTCAAAAGTTATATCAGAAACAAAATGTGTTTTTCTCCTAACTTTGTTTTATCTTTTCCTGCAGCAAGATGGCGGCTTGATTTCTTGCTTGTGGAGTTTTCTTCTCCATGGTTACTGAAACTTTTTTTAATTTCTCAGTATATGGATCTTTATATCGCTCAAAATATTTAAACTTGCCATTTGGCAATTCTTCCATCCACATTGATTTTACCTCACTTTTTTGATAAAATGGGTATAAGAAAACGACCTTTTGAATGGTTGTTTCCTATACATGATTTCCTCACACTCTCCTTGGCCAAAATTTGAGTGTGGGGATTTTTTTAATTTTTCAGCATCAAATACGCATCGACGTAAATTAAAGGTACGCTTTTTTCTTTGTTGCTGTTGGTGGTATATTCGTAAGAAAGCAAGTAACGCCCGTTTACAGTTAGGTGATCTTTTTCTAAAAATCTTTTTTCTATACGTTCAGTTTCCATGAACAGCATATAGAAATCACCGTTAGGTTGTGTAGCAAGCATTTTCGTGTACTTGCCTTCTTTAAAAATTTGCACTATCTCCAGATTGTCGATTCTCATTTTTAAAGAGAAGAATTTTTCTGGCTCTCGGAGAACAGTTTTGTAATCATAGATTTTATAATCATCTGACTTGTAATTATCTTTTGTGACCTTATCAACTTTAGTCAATAGCTTATCAAAATATTCTTCTACGCTAATATCATCAGATGATGATGCCTGAGTGGTCGGTTCGCTGGATGACTTTTGCGTTTGATTTGTACAAGCGGTTGAAATAACAAGTGCACAAAGACAAAACAGATGATATGGAAAATATTCTTTTCATTTTATCCTACTCCTTTTTCAATTAAGTAAAGCCAAATATTCTTCTTTTACCATTATTTCATCGGCAATGGTTTTTAAATTATACTTTTCCATAAAATACCAGGTAATTAAATGTAGTGGCATCTTCGGCTATATCCAACTCAGCTTTCATAAGGTGATGGATCATATTCCTATTAGCCTCAAGCTCACACTTTTCCCTAAAAAGCTGATAAGTATCTGGCGCGTGGTTTCTATGGCCTATCTCATGTAAAGCGACTTGTACCCTTTTTTCATCAGATATAGCATCACTCAAAAACATAGTTTTGAGGGCTGGGATGTAAAAGGCTTCATCTGGAAATAGACCATCTTCAAAAATCTCTATATCTATGCCTAGATTTTGAGAAAATTCTTTTTCAGTCATAAACAATCCAACCTTTGATTATTATTGTTTCTGAGATAAATCTCTATTATGTTTGAATTGCTTTTTTATCTTCTTCAGTTAGTGGTTTACCATTGAAGCGCAAAGCAGTAGAGGCAAGTTTCTCAACATCGACTTCTTTGCCTTCGAAAAAGAATTGTTCTTTTTTATTAGCGATGGTAGGATTATCTGTGCGACCAAGTAAGTAGTCTGTAGATACATTGAAGTAGTCAGCGATTTTGGATATATGTTCAGCAGATGGAGTCTTTTATTTTTAAGACTGTAAATGTAATTTTTCCCCAAACCAACCCTATCTTCTAAAGTGTTTAGAGGAATTCCCTGTTTTTTAGCTAAACTTTTAATTTTTTCGAATGTCTCAAACATTGATACATCAACCTTTCTGAAGCATTACAAAAAATATTTTATTTTTCGTCTAAAACACTTGACAAAAATTAGACGAACAACTAAAATAGTATTTGTAAGTAATTAACAACTAAAAAACAACTAAGAAATAAATTATAAAAATGTTTTTGCGAACGGTATTTATAGATTTATTAGTGTTTTTATTATGCTTTCATTTTAGACGAACATCTAAAAAAAGTCAAGCGAAAAGATAAAAAATAGTTAAATTTTTAGTTGTTTCTTATTTACAAAATAAGTAAAAAGGAGGAACACATATGCCAGATATCACAAATGGTCGTGAGAAAGTCAATGATTTTCTGAAAGACAAAGGTATTAAAAAAACAAGTCTAGCGATTGCTTATGGCTTTAAACGACAGGAAGTAACAAACATTCTGAGTGGGACGACGAAGGGACCACGAGCGAACAGTTTCATTCTTCAAGTGATTGAAGATTATGGGATTGAGTAGGAGGGAATAACATGTAAGATAAGTCAATTATAGCAAATTTAAAAGGAGGAGTTATGACAGACTTTAAAAATTTAGATTGTCAATTTATCTTTCAAGAATGCGACTGAAAATTATACTGCTGTTAGTAATAACTTTATCAATGATCCAAAACTGGGGTTTACAGCGGTAGGTATTATGATGGTTGTTCTAGCTAACCACCCAAACTGGCAAGTCTATCCAGATGAGATAGCTAAACGAAAAGGTGTCGGCCGTGACATGATTGATCGTCATCTAAAAAAGTTAGAGGATGCTGGTTATATGCGTGTGATCAAAAAAAGCCTTGGTAGAGGTCGAGGTGTTCAGACTTTCAGATTCTTCTCAGATACAAAGATAACTGACTTTCAATTTGAAATCATGTTACAACGGCTTGATGAAGCAATAGAAAAGTTATCCACAGTTTGATATTTACATTTCCGACTTTTACAAATCTGTATTTTACAAATCTGTATTTTACAAATCTGTAAAATAAGGCACTAATAAATACTAACTAACAACAAGTATTAAATAACAATAAATACTAACTAACAACAAGTACTACTCTTAATAAATAAAAGAGAGTACACAAAAAAGTATCTGAGAAACTCAGACACTTTCTAAAAAAATCTAACTTAATTATAGCATGAAAGGGGAAAAATGGAAACAGTTCAAATCGTGAGAATTAAAGATGTGATCATCGAGAAGATTTCTGCAAACGATGAAGAACTAGAGCGCATCTTTGGATGTTCAAAACGGCAAGCGGGAGATATGAGGCGAGAGATGAAAAAATTGCCTAGTCAGCAAAAATACCTTAGAAATGATGGTCAGCTTGTCACAATCAAAGGTTTTGATGCTTATCTGCAATATCGAGGCAGTCAACCATGGAAGAAAGAAATGGCTAAAACCGTTAAGATGACACGATAGCAGAATAATAACTACTAACAAATAACAAACTCATCCTTATAGAAATAAGGGATTTATAGAGTTTTTAAAGGAGGAAAGAAATATGCCAAATTGGGCAGAGGGGACTCTTAAATTAAGAGGCAGACGCGAAAACGTTGCATCAGCTTTAAAAGAAATGCTATTAGGAAATAAAGGCGCAACGCTTGAAGAAGAATACGATGGCACTCTACTAAGATTTAAAAACGAGTATGATTATTTTTATATAAACGGTACAAGACGTGCGTTTATTTCTAGTAAAGATATTGAAATTTGGTTGGATGATGATTTTGTGATTATCGAACTTGAAGATTTCAAACAAGCATGGGCAGCATTAGCTGACAATTACACAGAAATTTCTAGTAAGTTTGATGTTGATATTAAAATTTTCACTTTTGAAATGGGTATGGAATTTACACAGGAAATTGAAATTTCAAAAGGTGAAATCATCAAGAATATTGTAAACGAAAACTTTACTAACTATTCATGGGATGTGCCTTTTAGTAGACTTGGAGGATAGATAATATGGCTGATTTAACATTTGCAGAATTACAGCGAAAAATGCAAATCGAAAAACAAACGAAACAGGGAGTGAAATATCCGTTTAGAACCGCAGAGGACATAAATAATAAATTTAAGTCTTTGGATAGCGGTTGGAGTGTATCATTTCCAGAAGATGACATCATTCAAAAAGGTGACAAACTGTATTATAAAGCGGTAGCTGTTGCTAAAAGAGAAAGTGATGGCACGATTGAAAAAGCTATTGGATGGGCTAGAGAAGAAGATGTACCAATTTTTCACACACAAAAAGGGGATGTGAAACAGATGCAAGATCCACAATGGACAGGTGCGGTTGGTTCTTATGCTAGAAAATATGCTTTACAAGGTTTATTTGCCATTGGAGGTGAGGATGTTGATGAGTATCCAGTAGAAGAAAGCCAAGAGCAAGGACAGAATAATCAGCAACAGAAACCAAACAACCAGCAAGCCCAAGGACAAAATCAAGTAAGGTATATTGACAACATTCAGTATCAAGAAATTAACGACCTTATAAATGATATTGCAAAAATTAAAGGGATGCCGTTCGATACGCTTGCTAACTATGTACTATCTGAAAAATTAAAAGGTTTACAAGATTTTCATAGAGTACAAGTTGGTGACTACGAGGTATTGAAAAACTATTTAACTGAACAACTAGCAAAGGCAAAAGCAAAGAGAGGTAATTAAACATGGTAAAAGATGTAACTAATAGCTTGACAGAAATCAAGGTGGATTTTCAACCTGCAGTAATTAATGTTGACCGTGAGGCGATCGAGGCACAAGTAGCCGCAGCCATTGCACAGTATAGCGGTCGCGAGGTTACTGTTGATAATTACAAAGAAGTTTATGAAGAGCGAACCCGCTTTAATAAGCTGATTGGGGGCTTAGACACTCAACGCAAAGATTTTAACCGACAAATCAATGAGCCGGCAAAAGACTTTGATAAGTGGGTCAAAGAAAAAGTCATCAAGCCTATTGAGGCAGTGACAGATGCTATGTCAGCAGGACTTAATGCGATTGATGAACATGAACGATTGATGCGCGTGGATGTCGTGCGTGCTACATTTGAGGATAAGTGTATGGTCGCAGGGATTGAAAAATCCACATTCGCTGACAAATACGATGAGTACAGCCTCAAGAAATATTTTAAAACAGGCAAGTATGAGCTGAAAAAGACAACACTTGATGAAATGGATGGCTTAGTACTTTCAGAATTTGATGCCCTGGAAGAATACAAGGCTAACAAGCAAGCTATCCAAGAGCAAGCTCAAGAGTACGATTTGCCAGCTGATAGCTATATCAGACATCTTGAAGATGGTAAGAGTCTTGTTGATATTCTCAAGATGATGAAAACTGATCGAGATGCTGAGATTGCACGCAAGGAGCAGAAAGAAATCCAAGAAAAAGCAAAAGCTGAACGACTTGAAGAAATTGCTCAATCGGCCAAGAAAAATGCTAATGCGAATATCAAGGCTTACGATGCCGAAACAGGCGAGATTTTGGAACAGGGTACAATTACACCAGAACCTCAAAACAATGCGCGAGAGGTGGCAAAATTTGAGCCTAGCGAGCCTTTGGTCAAATTAGTACGTCTTGAATTGCACGGTGGTTTAGAACAGTGGGAAAATACACAAGAATATTTTGAGGATAACTTTATCGGTTTTGAAACTTTGGAGGATTAAGTAGAATAAGGAGTCAGACCTATGAGATGTTTTTATGTCAGCGGTAAAATTGCAGATCTTGATTTGGGGTCAGAAATCAATGCAGAAAATTCATTTATGGCCGCTATTGAGTTTGTGAAACGATATACCGACTTATTAAAGTTTGGTTCAAATGAAATCAAGGTATCAGAAGTAGAGGAGGTGCAAAATGATAAATAACGTTGTTTTAGTAGGGCGACTTACAAGAGATGCCGAACTGAGATACACGCAATCTAATATTGCGGTTGCTACGTTTACTCTTGCTGTAAACCGTCCATTTAAGAACGAGGCTGGAGAGCGTGAGGCTGATTTTATCAATTGCGTTATCTGGAGACAGTCAGCTGAAAATCTTGCTAATTGGGCTAAAAAAGGCTCTCTTATCGGAGTTACAGGAGTAATTCAAACACGTAGCTATGATAACCAGCAAGGTCAACGTGTTTATGTCACAGAAGTTGTTGCCAGTAATTTTCAACTGTTGGAAAGCCGTAACAGTCAGCAAAATACTCAAGGTCATCAAGACCATCATGGCGGTTATCAGCAGCAGGGCTACAGTAATCAAGGCAGTTCTTTCCAAAATGGAAATAGTTACGGGCAACAAGGCAGTTTCGTTGAGGGGAACACAACAAATCTAGTTCCTGATTTCACCCGTGATAACAATCCATTTGGCAGACCCACAAATCCATTGGATATTAGTGATGATGATTTACCGTTTTAGCGAAAGGGGATATTCTAGTTAAGTTATGAAATTCTTAGACTTATTTGCTGGCATTGGAGGTTTTAGGATCGGCATGGAATCAGCCGGGCATGAATGTATAGGATTTTGTGAAATAGACAAATTCGCTAGAGCTAGTTATAAAGCTATACACGATACGAAAGGAGAAATTGAATTACATGACATCACAACAGTATCAGATGACACTATTCGAGGAATCGGAAGTGTGGACATTATCTGTGGAGGATTTCCGTGCCAAGCTTTCTCAATTGCAGGAAACAGACGAGGTTTTGAAGATACACGAGGAACTTTGTTCTTTGAAATTGCTAGGTTCGCATCTATTCTCAGACCTAAATATCTATTCCTTGAGAATGTTAAAGGATTGCTCAATCACGAAAATGGAGTTACATTCGAGACCATTATCTCAACCTTGGATGAACTGGGGTACAACGTGGAATGGCAAGTGCTTAACAGCAAGAATTTCGGAGTCCCCCAAAATCGGGAACGAGTGTTCATTATTGGACATTCTAGAAAAAGAGGCACCAGAAGAGTTTTTCCTATCGGAAGAGCAAATAGAGAATTTGATTTTGAACCAAAAATAAAGATTGTTGGTAACACTAAAAATCCGAACGGGACAAGTCAAGGGACTGGGAGCGTTGTTTACGACTCAAACGGTTTAGTCGGTACGCTTTGCGCTAGAGATTATAAAGAGCCAAAACAAGTAGCTATACCAGTATTGACACCTGATAGAGTAAATAAACGACAGAATGGTAGACGTTTAAAAAAAACGGTGAGCCTATGTTTACGCTGACGGCACAAGACCGTCATGGGATTTTAATTAAAGAAGCAACAAAAAAGGTTATGCAGAGGCTACAGTTGGTGATAGTGTAAACCTATCTCATCCAAACTCTAAAACAAGGCGAGGTAGAGTTGGTAATCAGATAGCAAATACTCTCTTAACTGGAGAGAGTCAAGGTGTGGTTGAGCCTGATTTTAGGATTAGGAAGCTAACACCTAAAGAATGCTGGAGGTTACAAGGTTTTCCTGATTGGGCTTTTGATAAGGCGCAGGAGGTCAACTCTAACAGTCAATTATACAAGCAAGTAGGCAATAGTGTAACAGTAAACGTTATTTCTG